CGCCCGGAGCTGCACACTCGCGGGCGTCATTACTTTCTGAAATGCAAAAGATTTTGTAGACCAGTGCTGCATGCTCCTGCAGCTTCGAAATTGAGAGATACAGCTCGTCGTTAATTGCTGTCTTCTCATGCGGTTCCACCACACCGTCTTCGATTGCCGAACGAATCTGTCTGGAATAACTGCCAATCTGTTCAATGACTTCCAGCAGGCGCTGGTTAATATCGGCGTTGTCCACATCCTCGACGTCAGGAAGAGACACAAAGACGCCATTTGCAGACTGCGCCACAGCGTCAGCAATGAAGTGAGTTCCACCAGCACGTTGCAAAATCATTGCCCATCCCAGCGGGAAAATCTGATCGCCATCGGCACGAAGGCGGTTAAATAATGCGTTCTCTGTTACATCCAGCCAGTCAGCAGCTTCAGCGTACCCCCCCGGCAACGCTGCGATAGTTTTTCTGACAGCTTTCACGTACCACTCAGGCTGTTTTTCTACTTTCCAGTGATGCTTACCCACGGTTCACCTCCTGTTCCTGTGGTTTAAACCCATTCTGGTTTTGGCTAGATTGAAAACGTGCCGGATAAAGAATCTGCATTTCGCTGACTTCACCCTTAAAAAAATTGGCTAAACGTTCTGCAAGCTCGATAGATGGAATCTGCTCCAGCCTCTCAATACGACTCAACGTCGCTGGATTGACTTGAACACCCGCAGCAACATGCTGCAAAGTGAAACCATGCGCCTTACGCACATTTCGTAATGGTGATTGCATATGTCCTCCAGATATTGCGCGTTATGCATGTTATTTCACGCAATTATTTTGCGCAAGTTGATTTGCTTATCACGCAATAAAGAAATGTAATAAACGCATGAACATAGGAAACCGAGTCAGACAACTTCGCCAAGCGAAGAACATGAAAATCGCCGATCTCGCTGAAGCAATAGGAGTAGATGCGGCGAACATCTCGCGCTTAGAAACGGGTAAGCAAAAACAATTTACCGAACAAACACTGAGTAATATTGCCAAGAGCTTAGGTGTTGATATTGCTGATCTCTTTACCTCTGCCCACAAAAGTAATACTGTATATAAAAACAGTAATAATGAGGATGTTGCGCAGGTGAAGGATGTGTTCCGTATTGAAATGCTGGATATCAGTGCCAGTGCGGGAAATGGCCTTATCCAGGGCGGTGATGTCATTGATGTGATTCATGCCATCGAATACAGAACTGATAATGCTGTATCAATGTTCGGCGGACGACCAGCCAATCACATCAAAGTTATCAACGTTCGTGGGGACAGTATGTGTCCAACCATTGAGCCAGGAGATCTCATCTTCGTTGATGTCAGCATCAATCAGTTTGATGGTGATGGTATATATGTCTTTGGTTTTGATGACAAAATATACGTTAAAAGACTTCAAATGATTCCTGACAAACTGCTGGTGATTTCTGATAACCAGATTTACCGTGAATGGGGAATTACTAGCGAAAACGAACACCGATTCATGGTCTTTGGAAAGGTCTTAATCAGTCAGTCGCAAACCCTTAAGAGACATAATTAACCTCAATATCCCATCCATCGGCCACCGAAAGGTGGCTTTTTATTACCTATAAATTTGCATATTTCGCAAACATCACTTGCATATCTCGCAATTTAATTTTATCTTTTGTTCCAGACCAACTACAGGATTACAACAAAATCTGGTTGCAACACGGTGCATGTGTCGTAAGCAGTCAGTAAATGTCAAAAACGAACAGGCAGGACGCCCACGAAGTAGCCGCCTGGGGCATATGAAGTCCAGGATGATTCGTTAGCAACAAAAAAGCGCCCTACAGGACGCTTAGCTCTTTAACAATCTGGTCCCCATCAACAAGTAACTGATAACTTGAGGAGATGTGAAATGCACAAAACAGAACCCAAAATCGTCGCGCCTGGCTACACAGATGAGGAAATTTATGAGTGGATGACAAAGAAGCTGGCAGCTATAAACCAGCTTCGTGAAGTGCTGTCTTATCGACAGGAAACAATAGACTCCTTAAAAAAACTGGATCAGGAAATCACGGTTTTATCACAGGATGTTACTTTAGATATTGTGCAGACAAATTAGGATCCCATTCATTTTCGTCAAAATCATCAAAGTGATGAATTTGTGATCTCCAGTCTCGATAATCTAAAAATTTCTGGGCGGTTACGCTTATTTTATCAAGTGTGAGTTCATCCTGAATTGAAAGAAGAAGTTCATCAAATTTCATCTCATTAATCTGTTTTGGCATCCAGTGATGCTTCATCAGAATAAGGTGAACCAGAGCCTTTTTCCCATTCAACTGATTATAGGGAGTGCCGAATTTCTTCCGGTGCTCATGTAAGACAAGGTCCAAAAGAGTAAGTAATGTTGCCCTTGATTCAACTTTGCTTATTTCGACTGATGACACTACCCCACTGATTTCAATGCCCCGATACTTTCCAACATTTTCACAGTGGGATTTGTACAGCGTATAGATATTACCGGACATTTCTTTTCCTTTTGCGTTGTTGGGGATAACCAGATTAACCGAATCCTTGTTGTTGGGGAATAACCAGGTCCACCTCGCCTGATGTGGCTAAAAGCAGGCACATAACAGCTAAGTATTTTCAACCAGAGAGAATCCTTAGCGTTGTGGTGAATGCGGCTCAGCGCACGCGGGTTAAGGTTGAGGCTGACAGTCGACCTTCTGTGGATACCCACCCGCCTGGTGTGCAACCTTCGCCAGGCACCGGGAGGCACCCGGCACCACAACTTTATGCTGTGTGTAGTCCTGGCGGTACCAGCTTGTACCCTTGCTTCCGGCTGGTACCGTCCTTTTTACAAAACAGAGAAGAGCATCACCGGACGACGGGCTCATAACCCAATCCATCCGGGCGGCAGTCACCGCAGGTGTTCTTCTCTGTTTTGTGGAGAAACTAACCGACCTTGCAGGGTCGATATGATGAGGAGCAGCAAAATGGCTAGCGAACGCAGTACTGATGTGCAGGCATTTATCGGGGAGCTGGACGGCGGCGTATTTGAAACCAAAATCGGCGCAGTTCTCAGTGAAGTCGCTTCCGGTGTGATGAACACGAAAACCAAAGGTAAGGTCTCGCTCAACCTGGAAATCGAACCGTTTGATGAGAACCGAGTGAAAATCAAACACAAACTCTCATATGTTCGCCCGACTAACCGCGGGAAAATTTCCGAAGAAGACACCACCGAAACGCCGATGTATGTCAATCGCGGTGGTCGCCTGACTATTCTGCAGGAAGACCAGGGACAGTTACTGACTCTTGCCGGTGAACCTGACGGAAAACTCCGCGCAGCAGGTCGTTAATATCGTTTTTAATTAACTGATTATTTATCTCATCACTGAATATCTTTATATAGTGAGGACTTATTATGTCTCAGAACTTAGACGCAACCGCAATTAATCAAATCCATGCCCTTATTTCTGCTCAGGGTGTTAATGAAATTATCAGTAAGATTGGTGCCGATGCTGTGGCATTGCCTGAGAATTTCCGCATTCATGATCTGGAAAAATTTAATTTAAATCGCTTCCGTTTCCGTGGTGCGCTTTCCACTGCCAGCATCGATGACTTTACCCGTTATTCTAAAGATCTTGCAGATGAAGGCACCCGCTGCTTTATCGATGCTGATAATATGCGTGCCGTCAGTGTGCTTAACCTGGGTACTATTGATGAACCAGGTCACGCAGATAACACCGCCACACTCAAACTGAAAAAGACAGCACCGTTCTCTGCTCTGTTGTCTGTTAACGGCGAGCGTAACTCCCAGAAGTCACTGGCAGAATGGATTGAAGACTGGGCCGACTATCTTGTGGGCTTTGATGCTAATGGTGACGCTATTCAGGCAACAAAAGCGGCTGCGGCTGTCCGTAAAATCACGATTGAAGCAAACCAGACCGCTGATTTTGAAGATAATGACTTCAGCGGCAAACGCTCCCTGATGGAGTCTGTCGAAGCGAAGACCAAAGACATTATGCCAGTGGCATTTGAATTTAAATGCGTTCCGTTTGAAGGTCTGAAAGAACGTCCGTTTAAATTACGCCTCAGTATTATCACTGGCGATCGTCCTGTACTGGTTCTGCGCATTATTCAGCTGGAGGCGGTGCAGGAAGAAATGGCTAACGAATTTCGTGATCTGCTTGTTGAGAAATTCAAGGACAGCAAAGTAGAAACCTTTATTGGTACTTTCACCGCCTGATTTCATTACTGCAAATGCCCCTGCGGGGGCATTTATGGAAACGTAATTAACTCAATAATCACCGGATGGTGAGGGCTTCCTTTTACC